GTCACCTGCAGTTGAGTTAACTGTAACACCAGTAACGTGAGCTACGTGCTTGACGAAGAGACTATTTACAGAGCTACCAAGTGTAGTAGTTCCTGTTACATCAATACCATCTCCAAATGTAATATCTGTTTGATAAGCTTCAATGCCTTGTGTGAGTGTAGTAGTTGCCATGATATTAGATTCCTATATGTTTACCATTTAACTTTATCAGCCCAGTAAGCTGCGCTGAGTTTTCCCTTTTTTATATTTTTACCGTGTCTTGCTTTAAAGGATGCACGTTTTTTCTTCATGCGGTCAGACTCACCCGCTTTGGGTTTTCCTGCCGTACTTGCTCCCTGCTCACCGAACCTGATGAGCTTAATGACTTTACCTTCCTTGGCAAGGACCACGTGGGATTTCTTAGGATGTTTAGGTGTTCTTTTAGGTTTGTTGTAACCTTCAAATTTTTCACCCCTATATTCAACTGACATTACATTAGCTCGAAATGGGGACCATCAATAAATGGTCTACGTCCTTGGCTACGACGAAGATCAATGTACTTCATCATAGCATCTTCAGCAGTGCCAGGATATGTACGTATGTCTCCTTCTGACCAAGCAGCACCCCACTTGACGGCAATGTCGAGTTCTTGTGCAGCAGTCTTCATTGCATCACAAAGATCATCATAGACATTCAGTTCCCAACAAGCTGCGCCATCGACGTAAGCCATTAGATCAACTGCCCGACCAACAAGGTGATTAGATTTCATAGTCTGAGACTTACCAGCAGCAACAAGTTTCTTTTGCTCCTCCTCCGTCCTCATTCCATAAATAACACCAAAATCTATTTTAGTTAATTCAATAGCTCTTTTAGTAACTGCTACTAGGGAAGGCTCTACTCCATTCAACTTTGCATTGCTACGGACGCTTAAACTAAAACTCACTTTTGTTCTCCCATGTTTATTAAATTTATACAAGCAACCGTTATACCGTTATGCGTAATCATAACCTCAGCTTTTTCTCTTTGCTGTTCGCATATCTTTCTGTTATCATACTGCCCTAGTTGGAAATAGTCAAGGGGCATACCTGAGATGAGTTGTATCCAGACTAGTACCCACATTATTTTTTCCCAAAGAATTTAGATACAGAACGCATACCTATGCTGGCACTTACAATCCCACCCAACGAGTACTGATACCACGTTGGCATTACTTCTAAAGCAGTGAAACCTGCTTGTACGATTTGATTACCCCAGTCGCCACAGAATGCGAGGATCAGTGGAATACTAAATAGTAAAGTAATCCATTCATCCTTCCAGCTATTCTGTGTAGCTTTGATTGCTTCTATGTCCCAATCAATCTCACCTGTAGCTTGCTTAACTTTAATTTCTGCATTAGCTTTCTGTACGGCTACCTTACCGTCCATGTAACTTGTAGCCAAGCCACCTACTGCACCTAAGAGTTGACCAATGATCATTTAAGTGGAGCCTTCTTGGCTAACGTAGCTACGCCCATAAAGACAGAAACAACACCAGCAACAGACACAAAGTAAATGGAAGCCATGCTCCCAATGATTGCCGAAGCGTTGTCAAGCCCAAGCGCACCTGTGCCAACGACACCAAAAGGATAAAGTAACATTCCCCATAAAGCGAACCAAGCCATCTTTCTAGTTTGATCCCTATGTGCGTCCTCATCTTCTATTCTCCTACGTTTGTCTTCTAGTACTAAGGCGTCCCACTCTGGCTTCTCAATAGCGCCAGTGTTATTTGTGTCGGCATCTTCAAAGGAGGTCATCATCTCCTCCGAAAACGTTTGGAAGTCTGAGCCGCCTTTTTAGGTTGCTTAGAGAATTGTTTACCCGCCTTTGTATCTTTTCTTTTCTTTGCACTACTTTTCGCATAAGTATTTGCATCCATAGCTTTAATAGCACCTGCAGGTAAATACCTTTCCCCTGTAGCGCCAGAACCTTGAGTCGAAGGTTTACCACTTTTAGTTCTCCAATCTTGCTTAGTCCACTGACTAAGACTTTTTTGACTTTTTGCTTTTGCCATCTACTTTAGCCTTTGCAGTTTTACTTAAATCTTTATAGTGCATTAGTTTTACGCTTGTCTTACTGTGTGCTTTACCTGTGTGTAAAGAACCATCAGGCATCTTGTGAGTACTGCCTGTATGTTCCGTACCGTCTTTCTTATAATGCTTTACGCCCTTCATGACTTATATCCTCCACCTGCTTTTTTATAACGAGATGCAACAAGTTGAGCTTTACGGGCCGACCACTGCCCCGCTGATCCGCCTTTTGTTCCTGCTTTAACGGCAGAAAAAATACGCTTACGCATAGTAGGCTTAGTATAATTACCAGCCGCATTGACGGTTGACTTTTTCTTGGTTGTAGAACCTGTCCCTGATTTCGCCACGTGTAATTCCTATATCTTTGAGCATCTGATCTGACATGTTATGTAACTGCCAGTATTCTACTCTACGCATTTGACTACGTTGCATTGCCTTAAATAATTTTTTAAACATGGTATAACTCCTCTATAGTACCAAGGACAGTTATACCATGTTTTATCTTACAGGACTACATACAAGATTGCAACCCCGTTATGCATAAAGGTTACTTCTTTTTAGCTGCAGGTTTTTTCTTAGCCATTCCGCCGTACATGTAACCACTGGACTTAGACATTCCACCACCCATCATTTTGGCTGCTGGTTTTTTCTTGCCCATACCGCCAGCCATCATCTTAGCTGCAGGTTTCTTCTTTGCCATTCCACCAGCCATCATTTTAGACATAGGCTTCTTTGCCATTCCACCCTTCATCATTTTGCCAACACCGTCAGCAGCAAAGGCTGGAACCTTCTTACCGTTCTTTTTAACCATAGGCATCTTAGCCATTTTAGTATTCCTTTTTGTTTATACGTCTTACGATAAAATTACACGTACTAATGTACTTGAACCACTACCACGCCTATAGTTTAGGATAGTGGCATTGCCTATAGCTTTAGGTACTACAAGAGTATGTACACCAGCAGGAAGCATAATGTCATTATCTGTAACGTCAGCCTCCGCTGCTGCAAACCCAATATCTAAATCATGGCTTGTTTCAATAAACACCATCTTAGCGGCGGTGCAATCTACGTGTGTAGTATTAGTGTTACCTAGGGTAACTGCAGTTTCTACAGCCCACCCTAAGTTTTCTCCTACTAATGCAGCTTGATCAACCATTATGCTACCTGTATGTATTCAATAACAAAGGTAAATGAACCTGCTGTAGTAGCGTTTTCTGTGTTAGTAATGTTACAGAAGATGTTACGTGCAGCCGCTGCATACTGAACAGAAACTGGTGCAGTTGTGGCATCTTGAGTCTGAAGAATTAGAGCAGTAACTGTTACGTTACCTACAACAACGGTTGTACCTGCATCTAAGATTTCGTCAGCTTGAGTAGCTACAATTTGTGCGCCTGAAGAAGACGTACCTACTTCATAACCAATGTCACCACTTCCAATAACGGGAGCAGTTACACAAAAGATTTTAATGTCTGTAATTACTGTACCTGCTGGCTGTGCAAATATACCAATAGCTGGAGAGTCACCTGCAGTTGAGTTAACTGTAACACCAGTAACGTGAGCTACGTGCTTGACGAAGAGACTATTTACAGAGCTACCAAGTGTAGTAGTTCCTGTTAC